TGACAGAAAAAACCTTTTATATATTTGCCCTTTTTTGTGGGGCTTTTTATATTTTCTATCTTTTTTATGGATTAAATTTTAGCGTCTGAAAGTTCGCATAATGTGATGTCCAGATTATGTTACTAAGCCCCAGTGAGAAGATTTTTTAGTCTCACGGGGCTTTTTAACATCAATCTGCATTATGCGAACTTAATATTATTGGGGAGAGGAGAGGGTGGCATGCTTTGGACATGCCGATTTGATTTAGTAATCAGGATCAACATATATTATCAATCGTCTTTTTTTAGTACTTCAGATCGATATTTCATAACGTCTTCAGTTTTTAAATCTTTTAAGTATTTTCTTATTAATGTGTGAATCAGGTCAGATTCTTTAATTCTAACTTTGGTCTCGAACATCATTTCCAAAGCTGAATCTTTAATCATTTCTTCTTCTTCATCTCTAAGTCTAACTGTAACAGCCATAAGTTTTCTCCTGAAAGGGCACACATCATATCTGATTTATATTTTATGATATGTTGCGAAATCACAAATTAGATGTTATAAAGCTACAAAATATCATTTGTGATAAATCATAAAATGAAAAATGACCAGTTAACTTTTAGTACAAAATCGGATTTTATACAGGCTGCTTTTGATCAGGTCGCTAAGATCGTTTCTGATCATGCACAGCCTTGTTTAGAGTCTCTGACTCCTGCAATTTCTACAGAGAAATGTTTATTTCATCTCGCTGCTGTTGCTTCTGACTGGTCTTATGATTCATCTAAGATTGAAGCTTATGCAGACCTTTATAAGAATTCTAATGCTGAATTAATTGAGGCTTTTGGCGGGGAAGACCTATGAAAGCTTTAATGTCTCAAATACTTGAATTTGATAACTCATCTTTGTCTTTAGTTGAAATCTTTGATCGTCAGAAAGCTATTTTTGACGAGATTCATGCGCATTCTGCTTTTGGTGAAATTTCATTAGCAGACGGGCAGACCTTAAAGAACATGCTCGATGGCATTGTTAAAAATAAACTTATTGCTATTGAGCAGAAACCTGAAAAGCAAACTAAGACTGCTGAAACTTCTATTCAAGAATTATTTGTACAAAAAGTAGCCATTACTACGCAAAACACGGCAGTAAGCACCCCTTTTTATAATATAGGGGTAGCGGATCAGGTGCAGGCATCTGAATCTTGGGCTTTCCCAAGAAATTTAGATAACTACAATTTAATTTCAACTCCTCAAGGTGTTGTACCTGTGCTTCGTACAGTTCCAATCGATAACAGTATTGTCGGGATTGATTGGGTTACTTTTAGTTTTTGCCAATCTACATTTGGCGATAAGTATGTTCATTTGCAACCTGAGCAAGTAGACCTTGCTGTTGGTGATGCAATTGAAACTTGGCTTGATCAGATTTTATTTGAAATCTTTGGCTTTGGTATCGCTCAGAAGCGAGATAAAGGCATGCATTTCAATAAGTTCGGATATGACCTGCAAGATAACTTGGGGATTGTCTTATATGGTCATAATAATAAACGTATCACTGTTCAAATTAATGGTACGGGCTGTGCTTTAGCACGTAAAGGTTGGAATGAGCAGTTACATAAGTTCATGAAAGAACAAGCTATTTCACCTAAATTAAACCGTGTAGACCTTGCTTTTGATGATTTTGAAAGCGAATGGGTTTCTGTTGATATGGCTTATGAATGGGATTCTCAGAATCTCTTTTGGTGCGGTGGTTGTAATCCTGAAATTAACCAACTTGGTGACTGGAAACGTATTAACGGCAAGGGTCGTACATTAACAATCGGGAACCGTTCTAGCTCTAAATTCTTGCGTTTTTATGAACGTGGAAAAAAAGAAGGTGATGCATTAAGTCTTTGGACTCGTGCTGAATTGGAGCTTAAGTCTACTGACCGTTATTTGCCGTTAGACATTCTTGTTGACCCAAGTCCTTATTTTAAAGGTGCTTATCCTGCACTTGAGATTTTAGCCAACCAACTTAATGATTTTATTGCTCCTGAGAAGTGTGAACTTATTGAAAAGCAAGCAAATATTAATGTTGATAAGGCTCTTGAAATTGTCAAGCATCAGTTTGGCAAATATATCCGTCAATTCCGTAAATTTATTAATGATGCGGATTTATTAAATTTAATTTCCTCAGACAAGGATGTTGTACCTAAGCGTCTGAATTTCTCACATGTTGCCGTTATGCAGGCTCTGCGTATCGACCAACCGATTAAAAACAACATTATTAACGACACGCCATTATTTGAAGGTGTGCCGTTGCTTAATTATCCATCTTATCAGGAGTTTATCCATGCAATTTAAATCAACCATGGTTGTACTAGGTGCAAAAAGTTCTAAGGGCGAATATAACGGCCGTCCTTATGATTCAACAGTAATCTTTTATAAAGCTGACTTGCAAGATGGCGATAATTTCGTTGGTGAAGTTGGCGAACAAATTAAATGGGGTTCGTCTGCAAACTTCCAAAAAATTAAGGACTTGGAATTTCCTTTAGTTGCTGATGTAACTATGGAACAAGTTTCCAATGGTAAGTCTTCAAGTTTAGTTTTATTGGACTTGGTGCCTCAGAAATCTAGTCAACATAAACCTGTTGGTCAAGGTTAATTATGATCGATGTATTAGATGAGGATGGTGCAAGTAACATTGCACATCCTGAAATATTTGGAAAGCCAAAATAAAGTTATACATTACATACAGTTATTTTTACCGTTTCGTATAATGTATAATATGTTAAAAATCAACAACTTACGTTATTTTTTAGTGTATCACAGGGGAGAGCAAAATGACAAATATTGTCTGGTTCTTTTTTATTTTCGGCGTTTTCTCATTTTGTTATTTTGCTTATTTATTCGCCAAAAATACATATAAAAAATATACGCAGGATAAGAGTTTATAAGAATGGATTACGTTTGCACTCAATTATCTCAACCGACAGCCGACGGGGTGCAAACGTGTCTTCAATGGTCGGAACAATCATATGTTCCGCCTTTGTCAGATGCCGATCGTGACGTCATTCTGGCGTGGATATTTTCAATATTTGCTCTGGTCTGGGGGATACGTCGGGTTTTTAGGCTGTTCGGACATTAGGAGAAAAATATCATGGCTAACAAAAACATGATTCGTTCAATTGGGGTGGTAGTTGCAGTTGTAGCTACTGTTTTACTTCCTGAAGTAGCAATGGCTGCGGGTGGTTTTGATCCTGCGACCGCGACTTCTGGATCTTCTGCAAGTTCTTGGATCGATACGGCAGCACAATGGATGCTTGGCATCATCGTTGGTATTTGGGGTGTCCGTAAGGTACTTGCGTTCTTCGGTCGATAATTGGGGTGCGACAGATGAACGGTGACATTATGAATTGGATAATTTTAATCGTTTCCTCTGTCGCATTTTATACCTTGTTTAAATAGATCAAATATTTAAGGGGTTTTAAAATGCGATTTCTTAAATATTTAATTTTCTTAATAATAACCATTTGTTCTACTTCTTCATTCGCAGCTCGAATTTATTACGCTTCTGGTCAAAAGGGTATCAAAGAATTTTCTTCTGCTGCTGCTTTTTGTGCATCTGTTCAACCTGACAATCTGTCTTTGAGTTCTATTAGTGAGTCTACTAATCCAGGTCTTTGTATTTTTGGTGGTGCTTACGAATATCGGGTCAATTTTTGGTGGGAAGATGTTGCAGCTAAATGTCCTGATGTCGGGTATCCAATGTATGAATATTTTGATTCAGGATCGCCTATACCTACTCAACGCTGCAAACAAGTAGATGAAAATGCATATTGTGTTTTTAAATCAAAACCTGATTCTATTATTTTAAACCATGAAAATAATCGTCAATCTACTGTTTTATACAACACAACTTCGACTCCTGTTCCTTCTTGTTCTCCGTTAAATTCGGGCCAATGTAACAAAAATGATCCCTATGGTGGTTGTTATCAACCGCCTAATGATGGTTGTACTCGTCTAGCGGATGGTTCTATTACTTGTCCTGACAATGTACCTCCTCCTGATATTAAAAATACGTGTAGTGGTCAATCTTATTGCAATAGACCGCCTGACGGTTGTGGGTCTGGTTATGTATCAGGCTCATTCAATGGTCAGGCTGTTTGTGTTAAATCATCGGGTGGTCAGGGTACTGGTGGTCAAGGTACTGGAACTGGCACGGGTACTGGAACTGGTACTGGAACTGGAACCGGTACTGGAACTGGTACTGGAACTGGAACCGGTACTGGAACTGGTATTGGAACTGGCACGGGTACTGGAACTGGTACTGGAACTGGAACCGGTACTGGAACTGGAACCGGTACGGGTGGTAACACTAATGTTGATACAGGTACAGGTAGTACGAATATTAATAACTCTGCTTCGGGATCTGGTTCATCTACTGGATCTAGTGGAGGTGGTAGTTCTTCAAGTTCATTTAATATTGATTTATCTCCTGTTGTTAAAGCTATTTCTGCTCTCAGTGATAAATTGACTTGGGTAAAATCCGAGCTTGTTACTGCTGTTTCACGTGTTGAAGATAAACTTACTCAAACAAATTCTAAGCTTGATTCTGTTAAATCTTCTGTTGATCAGACAACTCAAGCAGTTAATTCAAACGGTGACAAAGTTAAGTCTGCTGTTGATGCCAATACTGCTTCTACAAATGCAGTTAAAGGGGCTATAGATGCAAATACAAACTCAACGGCTAATAAGCTTAATGATGTAGTTAATGCAATAAATAATAAGGGTTCTGGCGGTGGTGGTGGCTCAACAGATATGAAGCCTACTAATGACATTCTTACTTCAATAAAAGAGTTTTTAACTGGTAAGGCTGATACATCCTCACTTAAAGCAGATTTACCTAGTGAGGAGGTTTCTAGTCAAACTCTTGATTCTGGATCTTTTCAGTCTAACCCACAGTGTCCCCCTGATGTCGCTTTAGCTTTACCCGGTCTTGGATCTTACGTTTTTAGCTATTCAAGGTTTTGTGATGCTCTACAAATTGCGGGTTATTTCATCATGATTGCTGCTTACTTCTTCGCAGCGCTAATAGTGAGTAAAGCCTAATGCCTGCTGTTTTAATTGCTATCGCTTCTGCTGTTATCTCTTCTTTGCTCGCTCGGCTTCTACTTGGTGCGGGGCTGGCTGTTTTTACATACACATGGATTAACGATCTTGTTGCTAATGCACAAAATCAAATGATGGGTTTATTTCATAATATTCCTGCATCCATCTTTGGTTTGATTTCAATATTACAAATCCCTCAAGCGCTTTCTGTTCTTATGTCTGCCGTTGGAATTGCGTCATTTATTCGCACTTCCAAGATATTCATAGGTAAAGCGCACTGACGGACGCTATGAGTGAGGAGGAGCTTGCGACCGACCGAAACGACATAGCGTTCGGAGGTTGCGCTTATCATTATGAGTATTTTAATTTCAGCACCTATTCGCACTGGCAAGACATTATTTGCTATTGAGTGCATTTTTAAAGAATTAAATAAAGGCCGTGTTGTTTACACCAATATTATTGATATAAAAATACCTGGTGTAATTTCTGTCTCTAGTTCTGTACATCAGCCATTTGACTGGCGAGATCTGCCAAACGGCTGTGTACTTGTCTGGGATGAAGCTCATGAACACCCTGCATTTTCCGAACAAGATTTATTAAAAGATTTCACTATTGATGAATCCTCTTATGAGGAGCGTATGCTTGCTGTAGATGCACGTACTGATATCACTCCAGCACTTAAAAAGAAAGTTATGGAGAATATCGATAGAGAACGTAAACAAGCCATTATTCGTAAAAAGGAGGAAATTAAAGATATTGGTCGTGGTCTCTTATTACATGGTCACTTTGGTATTGAGATTTACTTCATTACTCAACGAGTAACCAAGCTAAATACCGATGTTCTTGCATCAGTTACTAATCATTATGTTTTAAGACGTAAATTTGGTTTTGATGCTGCAACAATTTGGGAATTTGGCGAGGCTATGACTACATGGTCTAAATCAACCGCTGAAAGTGCATTAAATAAGAAATATTGGCGCTATCCCAAGCATTTATATAAGTTCTATAAGTCATCTGAACACCATGCAGTTAAAAAGACATTTCCCCTTAAATATGCTGCATTTGCTTTGATTCCAATTCTTTTATTGGGTAACGGTTTTAGACAAGCTTATGAAAGAAATTTCTTTGGTTTATTTGGTAAAAAAGAGCAACCTTCTCAGGTTCAACCTGTTCAACAGCCTGTATCTCAGCCTTTGCCGCCAAGTATTGCACCTCCTAAAACATTAGCTGAACAGGCTGAAATCGATGCTAAATTGGCGGGTTTAACACCTGAACAATATGCAGATTTAATGCATCCAGAGAAAAGAAATCAGCAACTTCAACAATATCAGCAGCAAGGTGCGCAAGAATATCAGCAGAGAGTTCAGTCTTATAATGTCAGCTATGATATTAATAATCCGTATGATGTTCAGTCTAATCAACAATATACTGCAACTTCTCAGCCTGTTTTTTCTGGTTGTATCAAATATAAAGGCAAGTATTATGCTTACACTAATCAGGGAACTAGAATCAAAACTATTAATCCGGATGTCTGTAAACGTGTCATAGATGACGGTGATAGACCTTACAACTATTTCCAGAAACCACAACAACAGCAATATGTTCAACAGCAGCCAATTCAGCAACAGCTACCACAATCGGTACAAAAATTTGATGCTGAATTTTTCGCTAAATATCAAGCGGCTAAGCAACAGGGATTGATTTAAATTTCTTCTCCTTGATTACAAAAACCGTCTTTTTGATGTAACGTAGTGTCATAAAGGAGTGTCTTCAGGGGAATTGAGACACATCGCGTATAACAACTGATTTAACGTATTTTTTGAGTGTCTCAAGGCGTAGTCTAGACACTCCGACAAGGGGATATATGATTATGAATTTTTCATTTTGGTTTGAGCTTCTATACCCAATTTTTATGGCTGTAGCTTTTGCTACTTGGTTCACTTTAAAATTTATTCGTGAGCGCAGATGGCAGCAAGATGACGATCAATACATTCCTTGATTGGCATTTTATTACATTGCTGGTCTCCCTTCAGGTTTAATCCAGCAGTGAAAAAAATGAATAAAATCAACACTTGTGATTTTTAAGGGATTGGCAAAATA